CCTCTGAACAGGATAGGGGCGCGACCACAACCCGCATGGACAAACGACGGGGTGATCAACACGATCATACCATGTCCGTGCAAGGAAACAACTAAACACATGGACAAACAACAAACATATCTAAACGATGACGCACAGGCAATCCTGGGAGCAATCAAGTTCAATCTAGACAAATCCTGGGGTGAAGCACTCGACGCATTGATCGACCTGGCTTACCAGCAAGGCAGAACTGATTCACTCGAATCAATCAACGAGATGCTGGCGAAACAAAAGGTGAAGGCATGAGCGACCAAAAACTCCAAGACTCCGTGAATGTCGCCAAGAAGATTCTTGAAGTCTCTAGGCTTGTTGGGCGTGTCGAGAAGGGTGGCTACAACTCATCTCAGAAATTCCATTACCAAGCTTGGGAGGATGTACTTCCAGCAGTTCGGGACGCGTGTATTGATGTCGGGCTGTTGGTCGTTACGTCGTGTGACAGTGTTGACCGATCAACCTACAAGAAGGGTGAAGATGAGAAGCAACGCGTCACTGTCAATTGCTCATTCCGGTTTATCGACACCGACACTGGAACCGCACTGGAAGTCAACTGGGCCGGAGAGGCCGAGGCATACGACGACAAGGCGATTCAGAAAGCTATCACTAGCGCCACTAAGTATTGCTTCTTGAAGGTCTTTATGATCCCGGTAAAGGGTGACATCGACCCAGACGGAGATCATGGAGGCGAACCTAGCCAAAGCAGACCACCAACCGAGAGCCGGAACAAGCCAGCGGTTGACTGGAAGGCGCTTATCCAAACAACACTTGGTGCCAGCGAACAACAACTACGCGACAAAGCCAACGAGCATGGCTTGAAGCTACCTGCCGTATTCGCGGCAGTCTACGAATCAAACGGCGAAAGGACTTCAATCGCAGAAGTCGAAGCCGCACTTGACGAAGCAATCAGAGAGAAAGGAAAGAAGAAATGATGAACTCAGTTAACTTTATCGGGCGGCTTACAAAAGACCCAGAACTCAAGACAACAACAAGCGGCAAGACTGTTTGCTCTGCGACTATTGCGGTCAAGAAGTTCGGCTCTGACGAGGCGCTATTCGTGAACATCGAAGCGTGGGGAAAGACTGCTGAATACATTGAAAAGTACGGCGAGAAAGGGCGGCTTATGGCTGTCTCTGGAGAACTTGACTGCCGTAAGTGGGAGAAAGAAGGCGTCAAGCGCGAGATGTACCTAGTGAAGGTGGACAAAGCAAGCTACCTAGACAAGGTGCAGTCGAACGACAAGCCCAGTAGTGATTCCGAATACGACCCATTTGCAGACGAATGAAATTACACGGATTAAGGGAAGGATGGACAAACCCTTTTGAGTGCTGCGTGTTTGAAGGGGGAGAGCGACTATACGCTCTCTCCACAGGCATGAAGTACCCAGGGGTGACTTCCATTATTGGTGGAGAACCACCAGCGTTTGCGTGGGCAACATGGATTTCGCAAGAGGCATCAAGACTCGCTGCGCTGCACGTGGCAGGACTCAAGGAGCTGCAATGGTCACCTGTTGCCGCTGGCGATGGGCTGGACTACGCAAGTAAAGAGGTTGACCCAATCGAGCTATTACTCAGTGGTGAACACCTGCGCGGTCATGGGCAAAGGATGCAGTCACGTTGTGCGGATCGCGGGACTCTCACAGAAGAGCTATTAAAGGACTGGCAAGACCTTGGGTACATCACGCGCTCTGACGTGACGAACTGGCTAAACAACAAGCTGCACGAATACAAACCTTGCGGCAACGCTTGGAGGTGTTCGTTTGACGATGTTTACCCGTACGTTATGCAATTGCGTGAATGGCTTGACGGCAACGACGTAGAGATTAAAGCACTCGGAGTGTTAGTTTTCAATAAGAGCTTAGAGTACGCAACTGTGATCGACATGATAGCGGTTATTTGCGGCGAGCTTTACCTCGTGAATCTAAAGACTAGCAGTGAGGTTGTTCGGCATCATGGCGTCCAGCTTATGTCTGAACGAATGGCTGAATTCTATGTTCCCACTGGCAGTATTGAGGCGTTGGATTTTACAGACATTTCTAAACCTGCAAAGTCTGCGATCTTACAATGCACGAAAGAGAAATGCACGTTAAAAGAACTGCAAGAGGATTCGTATAAGAGTATGTTTGACGAATTTAAGAAACTGAGGGAGTTACACAAGATGCAACGAGCGAATACTGACAATGGATTTGCAAGAGCTAAGACGACAAGGAGAGCGGCATTATGATCCACCCAGCTTTGTTTATGGCTATCTGGGTGACGGCGGCGATACCGTTTGCAATGATCATCTACCGGTGGTTTTACAGGTCAATGGATGGGCCGAAAGATAAGGATCACGCTTCAGCCAGTCTGCTTGGGGCGGTAGTTATTCTTGCTATCTACTCGGCGGTCGGCATTGCTTGGTCTATTTACGTATCTGCAATTTACGACTCCCAGAATCCAAAGGTGGAGGTGCGACGGTGAGCAAAACTTACGCGGCAATTGACCCAGGAAAGAAGGGTGCTATCGCATGTTACTGGGATGGAGTGTATGAAGCTATTCCACTTCCTTATCTGGGTGATGAAATTGACGATAACGAGCTTGCAACAGTGTTCTCAAACTACAAGCCAGACTTGGTTATTTGTGAAATTCCTTGGATGCGAGCTGGGCAATCAAAGGGTGCTAAAGGTTCGTTTATCAACTTTGGAAGGTTGAAGCAATTCTGCTTGGATCGAGGCATCGAATGGTACGAGGTTACGCCACAAAAATGGACGCGTGGTGTACCAAGTGAGAAGGCTGATCGAATCAGGTTGTGCAACGAAAGACATGCAAACTTAGCACTCAAGAAAACCGAGGACGGTAAGGCAGACGCACTGTTGCTACTTGAATGGGGAATGAAGAACTGCAAATGAAGCTAAAAGAAATCTCACTGTTTAGTGGAATTGGTGGGATTAGTCTTGCAGCTCAATGGGCTGGTATTGAGCCAATCCATTTTTGCGAGATTGACGAGTATTGCCAGAGAGTTTTGGCTAAGAACTTCCCAGGAGTACCAATAGAAAAAGATGTTCGACAATTTGACGGAACACAATTCAGACAACAAAACACAATTCTTACCGCAGGATTCCCATGTCAACCTCACAGCGTTGCAGGAGCACGTCGAGCATCTTCTGATGAGCGTGATTTATGGGGTGAAGTCGTTAGAGTATTGCGCGAGACAAGAAGTAAATGGTTCTTGGGTGAGAACGTCCCAGGACTCCTTAGCTCTGAATCTGGACGATTCTTTGGACGAGTGGTCAATGACCTGGTCGCGCTCGGCTATCGTGTTGGATGGACGGTGTATGGAGCTTCCGACATTGGCGCAGTGCATCGCAGAAAGCGAGTGTTCATTATTGCCTACTCCGACAACTCAATGCGCAAAGGGCGGTTTATCGGGGATGAGCCAGCAGGGGCATCACTCACTCAATTCATACATGCTTGCGACACCGAGAGCTTCATGCGCGATGAGTTCACCGCTCAAGACGTACCCGTCCGGAACGAAGTCAAGGTTAGAGGGGCAAATAGCAGAACACTTCTTAGCAACTCCAGCTGCGGCAGATTGTCAAGGGAGTCACGGTGGAGGGCAAGGGAGAAGCCTGAGAACGGATATACACCAATACAAGGCGGAGACTGGCGCGAATGGGACATTAAACCCGTTATTCGTCTCGCGGATGATGGGATTTCCGGACGAGTGGCTAAATGTAGATTAAAGGCACTTGGAAATGCAGTAGTGCCACAACAGATTTACCCAATTCTGAAAGCGATTTCAGACTATGATAATGGACAAATAGCATGAAACTTAACAAGCATTACAAATACAAAGTATGCCCGGTGAAGCACCACGTGGAAGATGGTGTTTATTACCACGAACTTCTATTCGGTGAGACTGGATCGACAATGGCAGTTGCCAGGATTTACTACACTGCAAAACCCGTGGGTACTGGTTGCAGAAACTACTGGAGTTACTCATTGACTTTCAAGAAGAATCTGCCGAGGCATTTTACTTCGATGGATCACGCGGCAAGACTTGCAACAAAAGCACATGAGGAGTTCTTAGCAGAAGCGGCGGCGGTGTTTGCATGAAATACAAAATAACATTTGAATTTGATACAGACGTGATTGTGTACAGTGAGCCATTCTTGCGATACTACAATTGCGAATTAGGAAAATTGATAGAAGACTGGGGTGAAACCCCGCTGTCATTCTTACAAGATCGTATGCGCGATGAGGATTTGGAAGTGTCCATGGGCCCGGTTGTAGAACAAGGTGAGCAATGAGTGAATCAAGATGGTTTAGAGTGAACTGCGATTGGTGGGAGTCTGATTGGCTCCACGTCTTGAGCGCAGAGGCACAGCTCGCGTGGATCAAGCTACTCGGGCGCGTGAAGTCTGTTGGCGTGGGTGGAAGCGTCAAGCAGACCTCGACATCCCTACTTGCTCGTCAATGGCTCCAGAGTGAGGAATCGGTACTGCAAATGCTCAAAGCTGCAGAAATGGCTGGTGCAATTAGTGTCGAAGATGGCTCTTGGGTTATCACTGGGTGGTCAAAATTCCAAAACGACACTACCAACGCAGAGCGGCAAAAATCACATCGAGAGCGAAAAAAGGCTGGTGAATCACAAGATTTAGGTTCAAACAGTGATGAGAGTAACGGTAGTAACGCGTTACGCCCGTTACGTAACGCATGTAACGCGGACAAAGACAAAGACAAAGACAAAGACAAAGACAATAATATCTCTTGTGGTAGTGCTGACCGCACTGACCACGGTAGAGAGACTTTCGACGAGTGGTTTGATCGGTTTAGGGGGATTTATCCTAAACGCAATGGTGACTTGAATGTAGCAAATGCCAAGAAGAAGCTGCGTGAGTTGTGGAAATCCAAGAATTTTGAACCTAGTGAGGTCATACAAGGCGTTGAACGCTACAGGCGTTGGACAGATCACGAGGGTAAGACTGGGACTAGCTTTGTGGCGATGATGTCAACATGGGTGAATGGCAAACGGTGGCAAGAAGATTATGCTTTACCGGGTGATAATTCTCCAGTGAATTTAACCCTTAATGAGCCAAGCGAAGCTGAAAAGCACGAGCGAGTTGTACAGTCGGCGATGCGCGACTTTGGATGGACGCGAGAGGAGGCAGAGCGTGAGTTACGCGCAGAAAGAGCAGGCTGAACCCACAAGCGCAGAAATGCTTGTGAAGATCGGAACTAGATCGGTGTTGGTGAACGGTTACACCTACGAGCTGACACTTGCTGCAAAGATTGACCGTGTTGTGTGGGCTGGTTACCCGGACTCCGTGAAACGCGAATGGAAAAGCAAAATGTTGAAGCAAAAAACTGAACAGTTGAATAATCAATTTTCGTCAAAGCAATTGTTGATCGACACTTTTCAGGAGGCTAGTGCGTAATGGAAAATATCAACGTGCCAACGCCAGAGAATTGGGCATGGATTGCGAGCGAGAAGCGCGATGAAGAATCTCCACCAAGGATTATATTCCTCGACAATGCGTACAGGTGTTTGGTTGTGGGAAGAAACACTATCCTCGTGGAGAGGAAAAGCACTGATGCGTTCGGTGTGGAGTCGTGGGTAATCGTGGAGAGGGATGAGCACGGTTACTCACATTTGGGACGGGTTGTGTTGAGGATGAGAGACAAAGCAAAGGGAGTAGGAAGCGAGCCTTTGCAAATTGAGAAAGAAGTTAAGTGATGATGAGTTAGTAAACCTACTCCTGAGATACTCAGAGTCTGGTGACAGGAAAGAACAGAATGAGATTTTTGAGCAGGTGCGATCCGAGTTCCAAGGGTTTATCTCCTCACTGGCGAACCACCATGCGGACAACGAAAGTGACCTGCTCGAAACTCATTTGATAGAGAAACTGCTTGGGGTTATTCGGAACTATCGATACATCCCTGGCAAGACTGGAACCGCGTTTATCAGTCGTTGCTTAAAGAACGCAGCTCTCGACTATAGCAACCAACGGGCGAACCGCGCAAGGCTGTACCAGTCCAAGATTACAACAATCACAACTACCACAACGGCATGTGATTCAAACGCTAGAGACTTTGCCGATGCTGAGCTTTTGGCTGATGCAAAGAACGAACTTGGTGATGATGAATACCTTGCGCTTGAAGCGTTTGTGTATGACGGAAAAGCACTGCCCGCAGGAATCACTACAAAAATATCTGCTTTTCTAACAAACAGGTCAATCGTTAAACAAAATGACTGATGAAAGTTTTGACGAGCTGGCTACTATCACGGGCAAGGAAGAAACCTTGCAGTACCGTTGTGCTCCACGCAACCGATGGGGCTTCTGCAGCTAGTTCGATTGATTGGCTCCGGCAGATCGGGCTTAGCTACCACTACCTGATTGAGCGCGACGGCACAATCACAAAATGCGTCCCGTATACCCGCGTTGCTTTTCATGCTGGTAAGTCTGTTGGACCGGAAGGAAAGAACGTCAACGACTATTCGGTTGGGATTGCGTTTGCAAACTTTCAAAGTAAGGGTGAGTTACTTACTGAGAGGCAGATCGACGCGGCATATTTCTTGACCCGCGAATTGAAACTTGCTATTCCAGAATTGCAATACGTGACGACTCACTACGCTATCAGTCCAGGCCGCAAGACTGACCCTTCTATGCTCCCCAAAAGGCACTTAGCACAAATCGCTAGAAACAACAACTTGCGCGTTTGGGGTGTTGAACTGTGACACCGGGTGAAGTGCAGACGTGGCTATCGTTGCTCTCGCTTGTTGTAGCTGGCGGGATCGGCTATGGAGCGCAGCAACAAAGAATCCGCTCTCTTGAGTCGAGGGTTGGGCAGCTCGAAAAGACTGTGCATGACGGCGAAAAAGAATTGCTCTTGAAAATTGATAGGCTCAATGACGTGTTGGCGGAAGTGAAATCACTTCTTGCTAGGTTGGAGGAACGAATCGGAAAATGAATACATTACTCAAGAAAGTTATCGCAGGTGCCATTGGCGGTCTGTTAGGCGCGGTCATGGTAGACCTCGACGCATGGCGCAAGTCTGGCTCTTTGGATTTTGATTTTAAGCTCGCTCTCAAGCGTTGGATTGCTGGAACTATTTCGGGCGGTCTGTCAGGTTTGGGTATGTCGCAGGTGGACTTATGACCAAAGTATCTGTGAGGTTCGGAGTTCGCGGCGCGTTCCTCTTACCAAATGCCGCGATATTTGCCGCTAAAATCGACGTACAGGCGTTTGTGCGTATAGGTGCGGCAGTTGATACCCTAAGAGAAATTCTTCGCGCAAATGGACAATCTGAATGGGCGGACCGTTTAGTGTTTGAGAAACGGTAGACAATTTTGAATCATCAGTTGCGTCTGTATTGCTGACTCTAAGCCAATAGGTCGGCACTCCATAGCAAATAAAGCCACCCGTTTTGTGCGAGTGGCTTTTTGCTTTCAATGCCCAAGGTTATTTTGGCGGTCTGTTAGGTTCGTTCAGTCAACCTCTTGATTGGTCATGGCTTCAAAGATCGTCTCTGGTTGTTCGATCACAACGTAGAAGCTAGTGGGTCCCGTACTTACGACCGCCCCATTGCGACACGCTTTCACTGATGCAATTGCATTGATTCGCAGGTATAGCGGTTGACGTTCCTCGGTTGTAAGGATCAGGTATTTGCCCTTACGCATTGCAAAGCTCCTCTGGGAATTCTGGCACTCCAGCAGCTTCTAGGAGTTCCGTTTCACCGTCAAGCATCCCAGCTTCTGCCAGCTCCCACAATTCGATTAGGTTGGCGTAGCTTATGCGGCATTGGCGCAATTTGCGGCGCAGGTATTTGATTCTATGACGTGTTTTCATTATTTTGTCCATTGTCAGCACTTGGAACCCGTTAGGGTAGCCCCGCCACCGCGTCAAGGTGTGCTGAATTAGCAGGGTACCGGGATAGCCCGGTGTTAGTTGATGCGAGAGAGCTTAAAGCCGTCCTCAACTTGTCCGTTGAATGTTTGCTCAAGATTCCAGCCGAGTTCTTTTAGTTGGTCTTGCACGGCAGATAAGCCCGCAGAGTTCTTCTTCCAAATCGCGCGGTACTCGTCTGTGCCTGGTTCATAGAGGAACCGCAGAAAGTCGGCAAGGACGGCAGAGAGCTTATCATAGCCACATCCGGAAGCAAGTGCGGCTTTACCTTCTCTAGTTGTGATTGAGGGGTTATATCCCCATTGCTGGGAGCGCACCCAGCGAACTTCAAAATGGTATGTTGTGTACTCGCCGTCTCGGATCGGCTTCAATGATTCGATTGCGCGTTTCTCAAGTGTCGTAAATTTTTGCTTAGTCATTATTTTGTCCATTTGAGCCTATTCAGAGGCTACAGTCCAATTATAGCAGGGTTTGCCCCCGTCAACAGTGGAATTTATGGACATTTTGCAATTTGAACCTAAAAATGGGCGTCGATACCCTGAAAACCTGGTAAATATACTAGAAATATTGTGACGGGCTACAAAATGGTTGAAACCGTGCTATGATATTGGTATGGCGAAAGCTAAAGAGAGAATGATGATGAACGAACGACAACGACAATTTTTAGATTCTGCCAATGCTAGATTCGCGCCAGTGGTGGAAATGCTCCAATGGAGTGAGAACTACGATTCAGGGGAAAGCCCAGTGGTGTATTTCTTGGATTTAATCGGATGGAGTGACGAAGTATACGGAGAACCACTTACAGATATGCGAAATGTCAGCGAACAATTGGGATACCTTGAATTGTCCCACCTCGGGCAGTCTCTGGTGTGCTACGCAGATAACCACACTGATGTTTACGAATTTGTAAGCAAATTTTTTGAACTTGAAGAAGAAGACACGGAAACGACTTCATAGCCAAAACACTCATAACCCCCAAACCTCAAAGAGACCCGTGACTAGAAATAGCGCGGGTTTTCTTTTTGCGTGGATCAATAAGCGGGATCGAACTCAAGCACAACCCAAAAACTCCGCCAAAGAAAGAAAATCCCTATAGAGTCATAGAGAGAGAGTAGAGAACACAATCAAACCGTTCTTACAGTCATTCCCATATAAGTAAAGAGAAAGCAGTTTAGAATCAGAATGTAAAGGTCAATCGTTAGACTCAATAGAGAGAATCAAAGGAAAACAGTATGCATAGATTCTCAAGTTCAAATGAGCGATCATCTATTTAAGCCTGGACAATCAGGGAACCCGAACGGTAGACCAAAGAAAATTCGTCGTATCACTCGCGATGCCCTAGCCGATTATGGTAACCGTTCTTGCAAGGTCAAAGGTTATAACGGGCGAACATACAATGAGGCATTAGTAGAGAGTCTTTGGACAAAGGCCATTGCGGGGAACCAAGCTGCGCTGAATCATGTGCTGAATCGATTAATCGGTCCAATGCCCCAAGCGTTAAACGTCTCTACTCTTACAACCGAGCAGATCATGGAAGTGATTAAGGCAATGGAGGCCGGTAAGGCTGAGGCGTTACCCGATGACTCTATCGTCGTAGAAGAAGAGGTAGAGTAAGTTGTATGGACGTTTACTATGAAATCAACCTTTACAGTGACAAGATAATTGTCTGGGAGCGAGCCGCTGGGTCGGGGAAGACAGTACGCCAGAAGCGACTACCTATTATCGGCGACGCCGTTGATTCTGTAATGTCGATCAAGAGCGGCATTGGAATCCATACGGACCTCACTAAAGTTTGCATTCAACCTTTGAGCTTCGCAGGGTTCAAAGTGTATCCCGACTCGGGGGTCGATATGCGAATTGAGATGGAATATGATGTGCAGATTGCGCGGTTCACAACCTACTATAAAAATGAGATCGTGACGTTCAGCTCGAAGTCATTTGACAAGGATGAAATGGACCACGCAATCGCCTACTGTAAGAAGCTGCTGGATGAAGGGGAGTAAGTGATGACCGGCTACATCCTAGCTGGAATCTTGGTGGTTCTCGTAGTTACATTCGTAGTGTCTTGCGTTGTCGCTGGTCGTGGAGCGCATTGCAGGTGTAGAGAGAAGGCGGAGGTCATCATGGCTATTAGTGGCGTGTCTGCGATTGCTTACGCTTTTGTGATTGGTGCATTTGGCATAGCTTACAGTGTTGCAAATCCACCAAAGTGCAAATGCGGTTGTAAGTGCGAGGTAAAGCGATGATCGAGGAGCCCGAACCGGAAGTACCCTGTACGTTTGGGCCATCCCCACTGCTTGCACTGCTTAGAAATCTAAATGAACTATATGACGACGAGGTACTGCAAATCATTAGGAATGAGTCAGAGGCGCTGCGGGCATTCAAGGATTCAATCCCGCAGTTATGCAGTGAACCCAACCCCGAATGAGTGACTTTTTAGATCAATGCCGCAAAGAGCTTATCCGGCGCGGCGTAGCTATCCCCGACAATGAATCCCTATGGCCTTACGAGATGGGGCAGTTTGATGTCGGTTGCTTGCTGAGATTCCTAGACTATGTGTACACGTATGACGAAGCAACGGCGGTAGATCGTCCATTGCCTACTGGGATCGGCTACGTATCAAACATTGCTAGGCAGTGGTTTGAGTGTGTGAGTACGGGTACTCCAATGCACATTGTCAAGAGCCGTCGTTTGGTGGTGTCCTGGCTTATTGGCGCATGTGAGTTGTGGTTAGCGGGTGTACGTCCCTCTCGGATGATGATTGCGGCAGAGACGTTTGAGGGTACGAATGGGAGCTGCGGCTTTGTGTGGCGTCAGGCCTACATGTATAAGCAATTGCGGGCGAGGAACCCTGGTTGGAAGTTGCAAGAGCCTACTGTATTGGGTGGTAAATCACCCGTCGAGGCAAAGAGTGTAACGTTACCTAATGGCTCTGTGTGTTTGGCTGGGAACAGTGACCCTGATAAGTTTCAGGGGTCGGGTTATAACCATATCCGGCTAGAGGAGCTTTCAAAGTACAAGGACGCTGAAGCGATTATTGCACAGGCTAGTATCAACACTGAGGCCCCCGCTGGGCATGTTGGTGGCTTAGTTGTCTCTATCTCGAACGCTAATAGGAACGCTGGTTGGCTTCGTGACATTGCACCGCATCCAGAGTACAAGTTGCTGAAGTGGGGGCAGGATGAGTGTTTGACTGCTGGGAATGGTAAGAAGGTTTATTACTTACATTATGCTGCTGACCCTGGCAAGAGCTACGAATGGCGTGATGCGAGACGTGGTAAGGCTATTCCAGAAGATCAATGGGATAGGGAAATGGAGGGTGATATTCGCTCCTTTGATGGTGAAGCGGTGTATCCCCAATATAAGGCGGATATTCATACATCTACGAGTAGGATTCCGTTCCCTTCTGTGCCGAAAGCCCGGTATGTGTTAGCTGGTTGGGACTGTGGAAATACGACGCACCCTGCAGGTGTTGTTGCAAACATTACATCTCGCGGGCAGATTCAGGTTTTGATGGAGTTTGCACCGCAATATGCTTGTTTTATGACTGAGTTTGCGCCGAAATGGAACATGAAGCTAGATGAATTGAAGGGTGAACACCAAGCAGCGCCTGTACATTACGTTTCTGACCCCGCTGGGTTTGCAAGACAGGGGAATACTGGTGAAAGTGCGGCTGATGAGGCTCGTAAATGCGGCATTAAGCTAGTTCGTAGCACAAATAACACTGAAATGAGACGCGGATTGCTCACTAAGTGCTTATCTGAGACGATTGATGATGGTTTTCCTCGGATTGTGATTGATGAGAAGATGTGCCCGATGCTTTGCCAAGCTCTCGCGGGTGGTTATAAGTGGAAAGACAACGGTTTAGAGGGTGGTGATAGGATGCTTAGAGAGCCAGACAAGAACATTTACAGCCACGTTGCGGAAGCGCTTGAGTACTTAGTGATTGAGGCATGTCGATATTTGAAGATACATGGGATGGATAGTGGAACGTCTGTAACTTCGAGTGGATGGTTTAACAAATGAATGAGATTGAAGGCGAAGGCGTTCCAATGTGGATTGTCAACAATTACGGAGAACTTGGCGTTAAGGTAAACGGTCGGTTTTTCTTCTTGTACAAAGGCCGCAATTTTGAATACGACGATAAATGTCCAGACGATGATGAGTTCCCTCGAAAATATAGAAAAGTTGGGAAGCGAGAATTTGGTGAAGTTCAGCATCCGCATGAATGGGTCAAGAATTGTCGTATTCCACCAGGCGAATATAAGGATGATGTAGACACAATCGACGGTTCGCCGTTGCCGCTAGACTACAAATGGAAGTTATTGCCATTAGCAAAATATATTCCTTGGGATAAAGAAGAAAAAAGGAAATACAATTGGCTTCGCCTTCGATGGAATAGATTTTTGTGGTCGCTTTACGTTAAATAGTCATGGAACACAACACAGTTCTAAATGACTTTGAGTGCATGTTAAACGCGCTCTACGTAAAGAAAGGGTGTTTGTTGCAGAAAGTTGCGAGTAAGACAGACACTGAGGACGACAACAAGGAAATCCAGCGGCTAGGCAACGAGATCGAGAAGATCATGTCTGCGATTGATACACTAACAAAATGAGTATCAAGCCGTACTACGAACATCAAGGTATCACGATTTATCACGGTGACTGCCGGGAGATATTGCCGGAGCTTAGTCGGTTTGATTTGCTGTTGACTGATCCGCCGTATGGGATTAACTACGTGCCATATCAACGAAACGCGGTTCAGAGAGATCAAATAATGGGTGACGATAAAGAGTTTGATCCGTCGCACTTGCTCAATCTTGAATGCAGCCATAAGGTGATATGGGGTGGCAATAATTTTGCAAACCAATTGCCAATTGGCGGGTGGCTGTGTTGGGATAAGCGTACAAATGAATCAGCAGACCGGTGCCTTGGTAGTCCAATCGAACTCGCGTGGACATCAAAGAAAACGCTTTTTGCAATTGCCAGGATAATGCACGGTGGCGTTGTCAATGCTGATGGCTTTAATGTAAGAAGAGTGCATCCAACGCAGAAACCGATTAAGTTAATGACTTGGTGCCTGTCATTTTTCCCGAAAGCAAATCAGATACTTGATCCATACATGGGTTCGGGCACTACGCTGCTGGCGGCGAAACTCCACGGATTAACCGCTGTCGGGATTGAGATGTCCGAGAAGTATTGCGAGATTGCGGCGATGCGATTATCCCAAGACTCTATATTTTACGAAGAACCGTCAGTAGCTGTATAACAAAATGAGCAAAATCTTAATCAAATCCTTTGATTCTTCTAAGTATCCAGTGCAAAACAATGTTAGGTGCAAGGATGGTGTTATTGTTGCAGCACCTTATCGCTATGATCAATCAGATCGGGTGATTATTGACACTCAGTTTGCAAATGGAAGGGAGGGTCTTGTTGATTGCGGTGTTGTCCTTGCAAGTGGTGTCGAGGGTTTTGAAAAGGGCGAAGTTGTGATTTACCCGCCGTTTGGTGGTCTTTGGATTCAGAACTGTGAGATCGGGGCATACGTCTACAAGGACGTAATTTTCCTGAAGAACGATAAGAGGTACAAGCAAGTAGTGAGTTTAGCAAAATTGGAAGGGACTAAGATTAGCCCACATAAGAAATTGATTCTGTGCGTCGCTGAGGAGTTACCAACAGAGCAGGGTGGTATTTTACTCGTCGAGCAGTCGAAGCGTTGGACGGGCAGGGCAACGGTGCTAGAGGTTGGAAGTCTTGCAGAGGATGTCGAGCCTGGTAACGTGATCTGCTACGACCCTAAAAGCGTAAAAGACGCATCGGTTGATGATGCAATCGCAAATCGCTACAATCAAGACAGAGAAAGGATGTTTTTTATTGATTCTGATGATATACTTGCGGTGATAGAATGAACATTGTGAATTTCTTTATTTTGTTCTTGGTGTTGTTTCTTGTTGTGGACAGGTTGCACCAGATTTCACAGAACGCTCGTCGAGGCAAGCGTATTCAAGAACTCTTTGATGAGATCGAGAAAGGACTTGAGTATGGCTTTGAAGAAGATGACGTTCAGCCGTCGAGGAACTAATGGCTAAAACTAAAATTCTCCCAATCCCATACGAGCATCTAGCGCAAATTCTGCTTGGTGAACTTGTTGTTGCTAAGCACATGCTTCCCGATGATGCAAAAATTATCTTTTGCACGAATTGCATATACAAGCGGAGTCTTGACGTGGTGATTGAGTCGGATGCGTTTGAAGATATTGCACCGGGGTATCCGATGTACATAATGGACTGGGAGAAAATTCTTGAAGTCAGTAACCAACGCTAAGATTTGGTGCGGTAACGCAAACCACGAACACTTTTCATGGCGCAATGAGCTATGCGAAGAAACCAGACAATCACTTGAGATCATGGAGCGCAAGCGCTGTGAACTTGGTGATGGATTTAACAAATGGCTTGATGAACAGATTGAGATTCGAGCTAGTGAGAAAGGTACAATAAACGCATAGTCCGTGAGACTAGGGTTTTGGGTCTACTGGTTGCGTATGCCAGTAGGCTCTTTTTTGTTGAAACATTCTCCACGCGTCAATCGTTATACTATTGCGGAACCAGTACGCAGGCTTTCCGCTTTGTGTATCCACTGGGGCTTGCTGGTTTTTCGTTCTTTTCCAGCTTGCCCCTTTTTTATTTGCATTTCACACAGACTTCGTGTATAATGAAATCACCGTTTACGAGTAGTGATATTCGAGCAGGACGGTTGCTTCATAAGGTCGGGTGATAAGTTGTTTAGTCGAACAGCCCCCGGCCTTTCTCTAAATAAATGCCCTGGTAGCTCAGTGGATAGAGCAACGGCCTTCTAAGCCGTGGGTCACTGGTTCAAGTCCAGTTCAGGGCACCAATCGTTAAATATAGCGTGACTGAATCTCGCGCTGACCGTTGCAAAAGCCTTATTGACTCGTGGAAGTCTGAAACATCCTCACTAATTGAAAGATGGGATGAATTGCAGTCTGTGTATGACATGGACAACTTCAAACGGTCATTCACTCCTTTTGAAGGTTGCGCTTCGTTTGGCACGTCAATTCTCAAAGAGCTTGTTGATTCACTCGCATCAAACATCACTAACGCTATTGGTTCAGCCACACCGACGTTTAGCGCAAAGACTCAGAATGACCAAGACGGGCGCGACGCTGAACAATGCGTACAATTTGTACTGGATCGGTGCAACTTTGATTCTCAGTTAAGGCTTGCTACTCAGATCGCGTGTATCACTGGAAGGGTTATCTTCCACGTCAAGGATGCTGACGTGGTGCGTGGGTTCTACGCGGCTAGGCCGAACATCCAAGTCTACGAGAATGACGACGACCATTTGGCGAGCATCCCAGCTATTGAGGTGATTCACCCTCGTGACTTCTTGGTGTATCCGACTACGTGCGACAACTTAGATCGAGCCGCTGCGGTAGGTCACAGAATCCCAGTTCGTGTGCGTGAAGTCAAAGAGATCGTCAAGGCTGAAAAGTCAAGCATCGACATTAACGACATTGACGGCATGGTGATTAGCTCGCTTTACACGAATGGTGATACTGGCGTAGCACGTGCAACTATCAACATTGATGATGAGGTTGTAGACCTTTGGTACATGCTCGTCAAAGATCAATCCGGTGAATACGAGAAGTGGGTAAGTGTCCTTTACGCTGAGAACGTCGGCATCATTAGTGAGAAAGAATACACATGGTCGCGGCCTTGGTATTTTGCACCGTCACTTTCTACGTCGTATCGGCGGTTCTATCCTGCTAACAGCCCAGCATATTCTGTGCTTGGGATTGCAAACCAGTACAACGAGTGCGCGAACCTAGAGGCTGACATTGCGCTTATGAGCGTGTTCCCAGTTGTGTTTGGTGATAAGTCCGTAGCGTTTGACACGGACAAGATTGAACTAAAGCCATTCCAGATCAACTGGGTTGAAGGCGGTGCAAACCTTGAGAAGTTCCCGATGATGGAATCACCTGCCGCGCTTATTCAGCTCAGGGATTCTTTGAAGGTTGATGCAAGAGCCGCGTTTGGTGTTTCGCAGTTGCAGGTCGGGCAAGGGCTAAAGGCAGATACTTCGGCTACAGAAGCCTCACAGATCGCACAGAACGCTAATGTAAGCATCAATGACTACGTGCAGATGTTCGGCGGTAGCGACCTGCAAAGCATGGCTAGTTTCATCCATGAGATTGTGACTAAAAACTTTGATGTTATCAAATCGGTTTACCAGGATTCATTCCCTGCAGAGTCAGTTGATACGTTAATCGTTAAACCTAATTGGGAGGTCACAGGGAAATCGCCATACACCAACGGTGTCTACATTGCAGAAGCAATCAGGAAGGCGGTCGAGTTCGCAGGACAAACAGGGCAAGGCGCAATGATTGACGCCGAGCAAGCTCTTAAATCCTATATCAAGGCATTGAATCTGCCTGATGGTGTCGAACTTCTCAAGAGCCAATCCCAACTTCAAAATGAGTTACAACAAGCCAGTATGGGAGCTATGCCCCCCGGGGCAGATGGGGCTGGTAACCCAATTCCTGCGGGAGCAAATCAAACGCTTGAGCAGCTCCTTGGAATCAGTGGACCCAACCAAAGCTACTGAGATCGCTAAGACTCAAGGCAGAATCCACGCTTACAAGTCCTTGCTAGAGGATAAGGATTTGTCGCGTGAATTTGAAAAGCTCCTAGAGAAAACTAGACTATGAACGACGAACAATTACAAGAACAAGTGCCAGAAACACCTGAAACAGAGGCACAAGTAGACGAAACCCCCATCGAAACACCAGAAAACCCGCCAGAAACTGACCCGGTTGAAGAGGAATCAGGTTCACCAGATGTCGATATGGACGAAGTCCTTACTTGGGCAGAGGTGGAACTTAGGAAGAGGGGATACAAAGTCGAGCGCGATGCTCCAAAGCAAGAAGAGGTCCAAGTTGATGACGACGAATCCTACATGGACGAAGAAGGCTTTATCGACACCAAGAAGATGGAGAGTGTTCTACAGAGTAGGCTCCTCAAGCAACTTGCACCAATCCTGGTTGCTCCGTTGACTCAAAGTGTGCTTGCAGAAGGTAAGGCAATCCTTGGCTCCATCCCTAGTGCAATGGAAGAACTTGAGGCAACACTCACTTCTTTGCCGCCAGACAAGCTAGTCGCAATCTCTCAAATGGACAAGAGCGCAAGAGAACTCGCGTTCCTTAAACTTTATCATCAACACTCAGTTGCAAATGAAAAGCCAAAGGGGACATCGTCATCGTTTGGCACTGCGACACCAGCACCTACTGGAACTACTCAAATGTCACAGTACGTGCGTGACAACTTAGATCGGTGGATGGAAAGGTTCCCGCATCTAACACGCAATGAAGCGATTGAAAAACTGAAAAACATTGAGGAGGGTAAGTAATGGGACGCAGGCCACTCGTTAGAAAGATTGATGAGCAAAAAGTGCAAAGGGAAGAAGAAAAAATAATGACTGAGACTGAAGAAATTGTGGAGGAGGTAACTGAGGAGGTTGCGAATGAAAAAGTGATTGAACTTCCACCAACCGTGATGACTACGGAAGAAGCTCTACTCAAGAAAGTACAGCAAAAGGTTGTTTACAGTGATGGGTTTACTAACGTGATTCTGGCTGCGGAAGCTAAGATCGCACAGTTGAACAACGCTGGCAACGGACTTCGGTTTGCAATCTTCCCGTTTGGCTCGCGTGGTGAAAGTGAAAACTCGGCACGAAACGCTAACTATGAGATTTTGACTCCAGCAGAAGCAAAAGACCTTAAGCTGTATATCCCAGACAATTATGTGATTGGGTATCAGAGCATGGATTCGTTTACTGCGCGAAAAACTCATTCATTTGAAGCGGCTCGCGCTCTCGTTGGCAACTCTAAAACTGTTGATGGAGCAATGGTTTCGGAACAATCGCAGACCAAAGGAAAGGTCGAAATTGCTAGTTCTCCAAACGTAATGGTGGACTAATCGTTAAGTAATAAAGGGTGGTAGGTATGAGACACAAACAACATGGCTACGCTATTCAAAGAGTGCACTTATCGCGTACAGGGTGGTGGACGCCCTGTGATCAAGCACCACATCCCAGCAGCTACCACCATTAAACAAGGTGATATGGTTGCCTTTTCGTCTAATACTGTTTCGTTGCTTTTGGCGGCGAACGCGACTTATGGCTCCGCCGACGTAGACACCGCTGGTGCAAACGTTTGGTACGGCATGGCTTTAGCCGATTCGGTTAGCACCTCTAAAAAGGTTCCTATTTTGGTTATGAATGACCAAACGGAAGTTTTACTCCCTGTGCTTCACGGTACTCCGGCTTCTGCTGTCACTGCCGATTCGCAAGTGGGTACGGCATACGACCTTGCACACTACAACAACGGAACGGTTACTGCTTGGGGTCCAACAATCGACGACACGACTGGCACAAACTGCGTCATCACTGGAATTGATGCAGGTTACCCATTGGGTGAACAATACGGTCGAGTTTGGGTTAAGGCTATTTCCGGTTCGAGGGACATTGCTGTTGCCTAATTAGGTGGGTAGAAAATTATGAGAACAATTCAAACCAAAGAAGAACTGCACCTTAATGGCTACATCAATGAGCTGGTGCTTCTCGCCAACAAGCAAGCCACTGAACTTTATAGCAAGTATTGCACGATTGAAAAGTCAACCAATGCTTACGACCGAGTGACTGGTATTTCAGGAGTTTCCGCTCCAGTAATTACCGATCCGAGTGACGCGTTTCCAATTGTGGACTTTTCAACTCCGCAATCATTGGATGTTACTTACTCGAAACGAGCGCAAAAGTACCTTGTGGCTCACGAGGCTATCTACACTTCTAAGGTCGGCAAGGGTGAACTCGCTGGCATGGAAGATGTCGTTAGCAAGCCAACCTCGATGATGACAATGTCGTTCAGAGAAGCAAAGGAATTGACTGCGGCCAATCTTTTGACTCTTGGACACACTGCCCCATCGTCAAGCGGTACTCCAACTCTCGACAACCTGGCGTTGTTTAGTGCGTCGCACACACTCAAGGGGGGTGCTACGTTCTCGAACACTGGCACAACTGCTCTGAGCTACGACGCTGTTGAAGCGGCTATTCAGGTGATGAAGGGTCACAAGACCTATCAGAACACTCCTTGGTTCTACGCCGGGAAGTACAACCTGATCACTCCTGCTGGACTTGCTCTCAAGGACCAGCGAATCGTGGCTTCGACCTTGCTCCCTGGTACTGCTGGTACTGGCTCGGCAAATGACATTAACCCAGTGAACGGAATGTTGGTTGCGATCAACAACCCGTTCCTGACTGACTCGAACAACTGGTACTTGGTTAAGGCAGAAGATAGCCCGCTGGTTATCCGAACTCGAATGCCATTTGAGATCAAGTACAAGGCTGACTACTCTGATGGTGGCGACGCTATTCTGGCTCACGAAGAATGGGCTGGTTACGCCAAGGCACCTCAGCACACCTTCGGCTCCAACGTTTAACGTTTGTCGTTCCCGGCCCCTCAGCGGTTAATCTGAGGGACTTTTCCTTATAGCATGGCACTCTTAACCGCGAACGAGATTATTGCAGAAATCAAAGCCGAGTACCCAGGCGTTGATACAACTACTGTAAGTAATCACCTCGCGTATGTCATGCGCGATATTTGCACTTCAATTCCAGTTGCGCTTAAACGTGTTTCCCTTGCGCTGACTGCTGACACTGCCGAATATGAGTTGAAGTCTGGTTCTCCCTGGTATGGTTTTGGCTCTGCAAGCACATCAAGTATTGCGGATTCAGTAGGTATCGAAACTGCGGTTTATGTTGAAAGTGCTGATTCAAGAACACCGCTAGAAACGACTAGCCAGGACTACCTATTCCAGAACTACCCTGATTATGGTTATGAGGAATCGGGTACACCAAGATATGTTTTCCTTTCCCAAGATAGTTCTGGCAATCAAACCCTTGTTTTGTACCCTGCGCCAGACACTACTTCTGACCCTACAGACGGTACTGGTTACCCTCGGCTTGATGTTACTTTTCGTCTCGACATTAGTTCTTCTTTTACTGGCACACAGGCTCTCCCAGATACTATAAAAGACCCAAGCGCGATTTTGCGCGGTGTTGTTGCAAGGATTAAGCGCAGAGAAGACGGCGCGGCTGACCCGGAACTTGAGGATGCTTACACAAGAGAAAAGGGCAAATTGTTTCAGAGACTAGTAACCGCAAGTCGAAGAAATACCGTCAAAATCAATATGCCGACATACAGGCGAAAGATTTAGTCGTTAGTTATTCGTTATAGCATTAGGGCTGCACCTTCCAAGCGTTAACACCTACTCCCGCGCTGGTTGTGTTGTAGCCCTTAGACGTTTAATTTAGTGTGCCTTCCCAGACCGTAACACTTTATTCAGCGTCAGAAGTCCCTTTTATTGGACAAGTCACATCGCGTGACCCTGCCTCACTAAGAGATGGTGAATGGCAATTAGCTCAAAATGTACGCTGGAGTTCGACAAGCCTGCAAGCGCGTTACGGCTTTGCTTCTTATCGGGCTAGTACGGGTTTACCTGCTGGCACCGTTGTTGGTGCTGATTTTGGAGTCCTTGGCGATTTCATTGCCATAGCAGTTAGCGGTGCGACTCGGATTTACAAGTATTACGCTGGCTCTTGGCAAGAATGCACTAGCGGTGGTGGCGGCACAAGATTCTCAAGCACAGAACCTGTGCGCTTTGTTCGGTTCACAATGCCTTACGCTGGAAGTATCGCAACTGCGCACTTGACTCCAAACAGTAGGGACTACATTGTCGCAATATCAAACAATGACTACCCGCGCATTATGTCGCTAAACACGGGTGTTCCGACTGCATATTCTATCCAGGCGATCACTCCACCAAACTATGAGTATTGCAGTGCTACGCCAAAAGTAAACGATTCCGCGCTTTTGATTAACACGGGCGGAACTGCAATCACCGCTGGCGATCTTACAAAAAATCCTGCTGGTGCTGGCTCTGACCTAGAGGCGACAATCAGCACTGCGAGCGGGTACGGAAACTCTATTCTTTTGACCGCATATAGCGCGACAGTTGCAAACGGTGAATATGCCTCAATCTCTTTAACTGCATCATCTAATATTCTGATCGACTCAAACACCAAGCAAATGCAAATCGTGTATTCGAGTGGTGCGGCTGATATTTGGTCACAGCTCGCTATTCAAGTCAAGGTTGGTGGCTCTTGGTACTACATCCACCATCCAACCTACACCACCCCTGCAATCACAAGTTGTGGTGACAAGTATTATTCAGCGGCGTTTACAATGACTAGTTGGATGGCTAGCGGCTCGCTCGGCACATGGAGCGCAGTAAGTGGCTCGACTATTACAGACATTCGGTTTGAATGGATTGGTAATGCCCCACCGTCAAACGTCGCAGTCCAGATTTACGCGATCACAGTTTCTGGTGGTGTTCCTTACGGTACGGAGTTTGGCGTGTCGTTTTGGTCGGCAAATCAGGCAACTGAATCACCGGGTGTTGTTTGTGAATCTAAAAGGGCACCAACGCTCAAAGATGTTAATGGAACCCCAATTCCAAACGTGAGGCTTGGTGAATCCTACCAGTTCACGTACAAGTACAACATCAGCTATCGTTGCACCTCGACCTCGTACCTGCCATTGATCTATGCAAGCACAAACGCAGGCGAACTCGTGCTACTAAACATGGTGCCAACCGCCTCAACCGCAACAAGTGGGTTTGTGGACACGGTTGCAGTTCACTCACTGAGTTTTGGCAACTGGACATTCCCAGATGCACAGACTATGGAGATGCCTCGGGCGACTTGCGGAACTTACAATTCAGATCGGCTATTCCTTGCGGCAAACATTGGCAACTCAAGCAGTGCATCCAACAATGTGCTGTTTAGTCAAAAGGGCTACCCTACGCGCTTTAGAGCGATTCCAAAGGTTGAGGGTGGACAAGTAGACCCGGCAGGGGCTGGAGTGGCTAGTTTTGGCTCAGAGAGCGTAAAAAGCATACTTGCGTTGACGCCAGGCTCATTTGGTGGGCAGGCAATTATTGTTCACACTGACAAGTCGTGCTATGCGATGGGTGGACTTGATGCTTTGCAGCTTGGTCGTCCTGATGTTATCGCGCCATACGGGACTCTAAGCCCATTAAGCGTTGCGATCTTGAGGAACCAGCTTGTTTGGGTAGACCAAGAAATGCAAGTGCGAGCATACGGTTCTAGCATTGACGGTATTTCGACTAGGACAATTGAGAATGTCTTGACTGCGGTACCGACTTCTCGAATCCCGTATGTGAGTGTCGGGACATTTAGGGACATTATGTACATTTCGTACACTCCCAGTGGCGGGTCGACAAACACCAAGAGCCTTGTGTATGACCTGCGAACTGGTGGTTGGTCAACAGACAGCACTGCGAGTAGCTACGACTTTGCATTTTGGGTTCAAAGTGTCCAATCCGGAGCACCAAAAAACTTGGTTGTATCAAGCGATGGAACTACCCTTGAGTACGAAAAGGCATCGCAAACTACGGATGCTGGCTCGACAATCACAGTTTCATTGACCAGCAAGGAAATCAATAGTGGGCTATGGAATCAAATCCGGCTCACAGACATTGGCATCATTGCTGACGATCAAGGCGCGGTGACCTGGACAACCACACTTACCGGAAAGCAGGGTGGTACTCAAACCGGAGCCATTAACATGGACGTGGCTTCTGGGCTTGCTTGGAAGTGGAATCGAGGTGTATTGGATACCAGCGAGCGACCAGGCTTAAAAGACGTTGCGGTGTCTGTGTCAATCACGGGCGCAATGGCTGGTGGATCAAAAATTTACACGATTGTTGTGAAGTCTGAGGAGGTGAACGAGAATGGAGCCATCAGAGATTAATGACCTTAAATCCCAAATTGAAGAACTTAGACTTCAAATCAAGGGATTGTCTGGGCAGGTATCGAGATCGAGCGGGTACCAGAACAATCAGGCTGACAGTACAAGCCTAAAACTTGGAGCGCAGCGGTTTGAGATTTTGCCACCAACCCAGGTTGCAAGTGGTTCTGGCAGTGCGGCGTGGACTACAGTTGACCTTTCGAGCTACGTTGCTACGGACGCTACGATTCTTTGGGGATACTTTACGCTTCGTGAAACAACGGGCGGGACTACTCTTGACGGCTCATTTGATGTACGGCAGGATGAACTTTCTAGCACGTACCAGATTTGCATTTTGAGCGAACCAAACGTTGCCAGGTTCTGCGCGTCTGGCTTGTTTGTTGTGACCCTTGACTCTGCAAGGCGATTCCAGTACCGGATTAGCGGAACCACAATCCCTGCGTCGATTGATTGGACGATTGAGCTTAGAGGCTATTCGAGTTCACCAGTTCGCATTAACGGTCCAGTCCCATTTGCGGGTTCAACTAGCCAAGCAAGCGCGGGTGGAGTAACAACAAGTGAGTCAACTACGACTGCACTTCGTGGAATCACTATCCCTTCACTCGTTGAATATGTAGGGGAGAGCACAGGGGTTTAATGGCTACAAGTAAAAAATCACAACTGATTAACCTTTTGTTCCCGCAAGCGATGAGCGGGTTCCAGAACTACAATCAAAACATTAAACCTATTCGGGACAACTACCTGAATCAAGCTATGGGTTTGGTGAACCCTGCTAACACTACTGGCAGGATCAACAACTTTAGCAACAACGCTTTGATGAACGCTCTGCAAAGCTATCAGCAAGGCTACGCAGGTTTTGATACCCGTGCTAATCCGGCACTCGCAGAAGGTTTTCGGCTTGGTGCGCTGAATGATGCAAGGCGAGCTACGAACCAATTTGCGGCTCAGCAGTTAAGCTCAGATCAATTGCTAAGCAACTACGCCAATGCGCTTCAATTGTCCGAACAGTCGCTTGGCCCAGACGTTCAGTTGTTGATTCAGCTTCTTGCTGGCTCTCAAGGCAAATCTGGTGGAGGCGGAATCTTTGGTAGCCTTGCAGGTCTTGCAAGCACTGCCGCTGGGATTAAGGGGCTACTCAAGTGAACGATTTTTCACTCAAGAACAAACTGCCTCAAACTATCCTTGCGGAGATCCAAATTCGCAAGCGTAAGAGCCAAGAGGCGGCTAGGCAACAAGCTAAATTGATGCCGAACCCTGGTGCTTTTGGACTTGGCACTGCGTTTAATGACCCGTCGTTTTTGAACTCGCTTGGTGTTTCGGGTTCGCGTAAAGCAGAAGGTGATTTTGTATCTGAATTACAGGGTGCAAATCAACAGGAGAACAAAAAAGCAAAATTTGACGACAGAGAATTCAACACTGCACTTGGTATTGCAGCACTCTTGACCATGCTTGGAGTCAAAGAGGCTCCAGGTGCGTTCAACAACTACGCCAATTTGACATTGCAGGGTGTTCAAAACCAGCAAGCAGAGAACGCAAGGCTTGCAGACCAAAGGCGGCAAATGGCAGAGATTCAGTACAAGCTGGCACAAGGTAAGGCAAACGCTATGTCGAACGCGGCGGAGTTTAAGCAACGCAACAACATGGCAATGCGGCAACTCACTGCTCAGGAAGATCAAGCACTGAGGGACAACGCGCTGGCGCAGGATAAGTTTGCTTTCGATAGGCAGATGCAAACCAACGTGTTTAACCAAAACCAGCAGAAGATCGACAACGCGGCTCGGCTCGGTGAACTGCGGCTTCAAATTCAAAAGGACATTGCAGAAAAGAAAGACCCAATTCAACGCATTCAAAATGCTATTGACATGGGTTGGATCACTGCGGAAGAGGCTGGGAACCTGGCTTTTGCTCAAGAGTATTCTAGAAAGGCATATGCCAACAACATGGATGAAAAAACCAAGACCGAAGCGGTGTTGCGTCCTATGCGCGTTGGTGAACTTCAAGCCCGCACTGATAAACTGCAAGCCGAGTCGGCTCGAATTAAGACTCAAACTGACTTGATGCCCGAAGAGTCTAGGTCACGCGTTGCAAAGAATCTTGCTGATGCTCAAAAGGCGTTGACTTCTGGTGACACGGCTGGTGCTACGTCAAAGATGAAGGAGGCTCGAATCCGCATTGAAAAGGAAGTGAGTGGCTTGGCGTCTGACCGCAAGCTATTGATTTCCCAAATCAAGGATGCAAACAGCGACGAGGAAGCCGTTGCCTACAAGAAGCAACTTGCAGAAATCAACGACCGGATTAAACGCTTGAGGGAAATGCAAAGGAATCTAACAGACGAGGCACTACAACAGGATTTTAATAAGCCCGGAAGAACCGGGCTACCCAAAACCAAGTACGAATCAGAAATCAGGGCTGCGGCAAGACGATACGGGATCGACGAAGAGTTGTTTCTAAAGCAGATTCACGCTGAGAGTGGTTTTAATCCAAGGGCTACAAGTCCTGTTGGTGCAATGGGGCTTGGACAATTGATGCCGGGTACTGCAAGGGCACTTGGTGTCAGCGACCCATACGATGTCAAGCAGAACCTCGATGCAGCGGCTCGGTATATGTCGCAACAGCTCAAGACGTTTAAGGGTGATTATCGGCTAGCTCTCGCGGCGTACAACGCTGGACCTGGCAATGTTCGGAAATACAAGGGCGTTCCACCGTTTAAGGAAACACGCAATTACGTGAAGCGAATTTATGGCTAAGATTACTCTCAGGGACAAAGCAACTGGCAAGAACTACACGGTTGAATGGGCAAGTAAGACACCACCAACCGCGAAAGAGTCTGCCGCACTCATTGCTGCTGCCAAGGCTAAAGCAAACGCGCCAAAGACAACGCCAGAAACTAACCCGTTCCTGAAAGCGATCCAGCCGCCACAGCCTCCAAAACCACGTGCTAAACCTGCCAACCCATTAAAGGCAGAGATTGCTAAGGCAACTAAGCCCGTGCCAAAACCACAACGGCAACCTACCGTTGTCGAGCGCAAGATCGCGGGTACGCAGTCGGTCACTGCAAAGTACGGCAACAGCATGGCTGATGACCGTGCAAGCACTGTCGAGAGTGAAATGGCGTCCTATGACCTCAAGAACTTTGGGAAGGTCACACGGGGTGATAGATCGCTGGCACCATCCAACATCACTGATAGCGAATGGAAGGCTAGAAACGATCACAGGGCTAAGGTTATTGGCATTAAGCCTCGCAAGGATGCAAACGTCGCTGTAGCAAAGCAACTTGCGTATGGTCAAGAGACTGGTTCGCCTGGAATCGGATTAACCAAAGAAGAGCTTCAATCGGTTAGAGATACCACACCAAGATTAAACCCTGTATCTGCCGCGATTGTAGACACTGCCACACGGCCTGGAATCCTAGGCTTGCTTGGTGGTAACAAAGACTCCGTAACTCAGGTTAATGATTTGATCTACGGATTGTCACAAGACCCTGGACGTGCTGATTCTAACCCATTAGTGGACTCTTTGTTCAGTGCGACGCCAGACGTGTTTGGTGGTGATCTTAGCGGTACATATTTACGAGCCGCCAATAGCGGCAAGAGCTACAGCGAGATTGACCCAAAACAACGTGCGGCGCAACAAGTCGGGAACTTCCTTGCTTCTATTCTAGGTGGTTCGATTGTTGGTAAGGGTGTGTCCGGTGTAAGTAAGCCAGCACAAATGGCTACAGGTTTTGCGCTTACTGACTTACCAGGCTATGCAAAGATGGTTGCTGACTCTCAAGGGAACCTTGGTTCTGCGGCTGGCAACTTTGTAGGCTCGATTGGGAATTCTGTACAAAACGCAGATAAGTTATTTGATCCCAATACACCAATCGACGAAAAGACAAACATTGCGCTTGGACTTGTGACTGCTGGTTTTCTTTCTGCTGGTGCATTTCATGGACTTGCTAAAGCTGGAGTTGTTAATGATGTTCCTATTCCTGATGCAACCGCTAAACCGCCACAAATTTTACCAGAGGTACCTTTAACTAATGCAAAACCAGCACCACAGATGCCGGAGGCCAATGCTCGGCTACAACCTGCCGATACGGTTGATTCGGGAATCAGCGACGGGAATACTTCCAACGCTCGATACGCAGGAGATGCAAGAGGGTGGGCGCGACGACCTAACGAGCCTAAAGCAAAACCTGTATCCAATGACAACGTGGGAACTCCAAAACCTACCAGTAAAGGAGTGCGAGCTATTGAGGGAGATATTGTCTATCCACCCGGTGTTAATCCTAGAGGAATAACAAAAGAATCAGCGAAGCAAATTGCCGACGATGCCTTTAACCGATGGGTTGATCGCGGCATGAAGCCTGGTGATTCTGAGAAATTACCGCAAGACGTGCTTGAAGCACTGTCAGGCACGCCATTCCCACAAAAAGACCCAAGTAAGACAATGAAGGTCACGGGGTCACCTGCAAGCAACACTGACTCCGCAAAGCCAAAAATTGGCCCGCAAAGAAGTGAGCAGCAATCTTCAAAGTTTAAGTCTGTAAAAGCAAAGGTAAAACCACCTGTCGAAAAGCCACCAATTGAAAAAACTGGTGAGCCAACACTTGTTACGAGCTTTGATCTTCCAAAAGAGAAAAAGGCGTGGTTTGGTAAAGCAAAGACTGCTGACCCTGCCGATGTCACTGGACCTGCAAGGCGGTTTGCGGATCGTGATGCAGAGGCTCGCGGCAGTGAACCAAGCCCTAAAACTGCAAAGGGAAGAATTGAGCTTGAGAAGGCGGCAAAGGAAGAGTACCAGCGCAACCCAATCAAAGCAGTTGAAGTTCTCAACGATGTTCTGAACACTCGCAGAGTCCCAGAAGATAGTGAAGTTGCGCTTGTGTCGATGTATCACCGAAACGTGGTGAACGAGTACAACCGTGCATTCAAGGAGAACAACATTGCGGATGCTAGAAAGTATTCCGATGAACAAGATCGCATTGAAGAACTGTTCCAGCTAAAGCGAACTGAGTTTGCACAAGGCGGTCAAGTCTTGCAAATTGCAATGGCTCCAGACTTCTCACCTGCGACGATCATGCGTAAAGCTAAGATTATGAACGCTGGCATGGATGTTAGCGAAGAAGTCAAGAAGCAGATCGCAGACTACACAAGCAAGTACGAAGAGGCACAAGCAATCCTAAACGAAAAGGACAAAAGGATTGACTGGCTTGAAACTGAACTTGCAAAGAAAAAACAAGAGCGAAAATCTGGTAACAAGAACCAAAGCAGTAAAGATGAAACACTGACGCCAGAAGAGAAAAGTCGAATACTTGCTGAAAAGCGTCGCGCCGCAGTTCTGAATAGCTTGCGAAAGATGGGGTACACAACCGCTGATCCAAAATCTGAGGTTGTCAGTGGTGGCATGAAGTCCAAGCGCAGCGGGGCTGTCAACATCGGCGGCATGTCGAAAGACAGTTGGGACAAATTGCAGCGGCAGGTTAGGATGCTTGCAAAAGCTCACGTTGGCATGGGTACATCTGATAATTTAGATGGAATTATTGAGGCTGTGTATCAAGACTTTCTTGAGCAAAATGTTTCACGTGAAACCATCCTTGCAATGCTTTCTGATCGACACAAATCAGCATTGATTGATGTTAATGTTGCGAGCATTCAGAATCGACGACTAATGCAAGATATTCGTCAAGCTGCTGATTATAGGCTAATGAGCGGATTTGAGAAGATTAAGGAAAACCTTAAAGAAATCACTGGAAACCTTCCAAGAAACCTTGTTGCAAGTGTTGATCTTTCATTCTCATTAATACAGGGCGGCAAAGCATTGCCTACAAAAGAATTTTGGCTATCGTGGATTCCAACGCTCCAAACGGTAGTTTCATTATCTGGAAACCTTGATTCTAGACTTGATGAGCACTTTGCCAAGATTCGTCTGCATCCTGATTATGAACTTGCCAAACGAGCCAAACTTGCTGTTTTTACCGACAGTGGTGGGTACAGTATGCAAGACGAAATGACTGGCGGGCGCATTTTTAAGAATCTCATGAAGATTCCAGCGCTCAACATTCCAGGCACAATTTATAAAGGTTCAGGTGTTGCATACACTGTTTTTATTAACAACCTAAGAATGGAGTTGTTTTCAAACATGGTTCGCAAACTTGGGGCGGCTACCGATAGCGAAATTCGAGATATTGCTCGCGGCATTAACATTGCTACGGGTCGTGGCGACGGTAAAATGGCTGACTGGCTTGGTCAACCAAACGCAAGCGCGATATTTTTTGCGCCAAGGTACGCGTGGTCGGAATGGCAATCTGCATTTGGGGTGGCGGCGCTAAAGGCTTCAAGTAAAAAAAGTAGAAACCAGATTTTGAAATTGTATTTGAAGCAATTGGCTTACATGGGAACAATCTACGCATTTGCAACGCTTCGCGGAGACGATATTGAAACTGATGCAAAGAACCAAGAATGGGGCGCATGGCGAACAAAGGAAGGCGTTCAGATTGATATATTCAGCAAATGGTTACAACCATACAGATTGCTTGCTCAGTTATTCTTCGGAAGTGTAAGCTCTAAAGGAAAGTACACTCCGCCTAAAGCTGGTGCGCCATCCGTGATTGGAAAATACTTGGTAAATAAGTTTGCACCATTGCCAAGGTTTATGGTTGGGCTTGGTCAGGGTTTCCCAGACTTTGGAGAACGTATAAGTGGCAAAATTTCTCCTCAGACGCCAAAGCAAACATTGATTAGCACAATTGCACCAATGTCTGCATACGCAGCTTATGAAGAGGCTTCTCGCGGGAATTGGCTTGGGCTATTGTCGCTTCTTGGCGCGAACGTTGATAAGGTTAGCTACAAAAACAAAGCTAGGCCGCAGCGGTACAAAGACACCACGTCGTACGATGTTCCATTCCTAAAGGGCAAGAAGGCGCGGATACCAAACTTCCAGGTTCCTCCAGAAATGAGGGGAACAGGACCGTCGAATATCTTTATTGACAGGAAGCGTTAGTGCCTCAGTGCGTTGACGATGTAGCATATCGCGTAGAATGCGAGCATCGCCAACATGCACCCGGTTGGGTAGAAGCTGTAGTCGTCCTCCTTAATTGGTTGCTGACGTTTGGGGTCTTTGGGGTCCATACGGTCGCATTGTACAACTAATCGTTGAAATATGTATGGGCTTGAATAGCGATTGGGCAAAAAATCAAGAGCGGACAGAGTATACGCTCGCGGACATTGACTTTCAAATTAGGAATTGGTTCCGATGTACATTGCTTGGGACTGGGGCTGAAACGGTTACCCTGATTCTCCATGATTGCAGGGGGTCGGCGTTTGCAAGTGTGCTCATTGAGAACCTTACTACTGAGACTCCAATTGAGACGATCTTGCTTGACAGTGGAGATTTTGGAAGTGCGGCACCAATTCTCGTTGCGGTTCAAGATGGAACTACTGACGCCGAGAGGCAAGCAAACCTCATTCGACGAATTAGCTACATCACGTTCAAAGACCCAAGCGCGGCCACAGTTAAAGTCGGTGTTGGCGCAGTAGTCACAAGTGACACGAACGCTATCCCGAGAACTTATGGTTCAGTCGTTGTTCCTGCTGAGATGGTCTGCGTTGATGGTTTGACCACGTTTGAAGTCGAAGCTATTTAATGCCCCGCAAAGTCCGTCCTGCCTATATCACTAGAAAACTCGCTGCTGGTGCAAGATGCGTACTCAGGAACCCTGTTCGTGGTGACGTGTCTTTCACTAGCGGTAGGCTAGTATTCAAGAACAACGCTAAGATTTTTGGCGCGGTTTCTATTGGTACGTCGAGCGGTGCAACGTCACTTGCTGGGACACTCTTAGGCTCTGCAAACGGTGTTGCGGCGAACGCTACTCAAATCACAATCACTGGGCTTGCGACTACTCCAACCTATGTTTGGATTCAGCCAGCGAACGGTACGACACCTTGGACTGAGACACACGCAACAAACCTTTCGACCCGGTATGTCGGCGGCTGGCTTGCGAAGGTCGCGTCAAGATCAGGAACAACCCTTACTCTAACTGACCCAGTTCTCCAAAACTACACGGGTAAGACGTTCAGGGTGTACGATGTCTCTGCGGTTGTTTCTACTGCTAGGGTTGACGGTTTGGCGCGTATTTGCGCTCCTAGCTCTTCTGGTGCTGGACTGGGTATTTATCACGTGTACGGCGGCAACTTTCGTGTACGTGTCTCTGGGGCGCAAAATCAAGGCATTTTTGTAGACAGGTGTTCTAACCTTACGCTTGCTGGCTCAGTCTCAAATGTCGGCGTCGTGTCTGGGAACAAGTACGGGCTAGAGGCCAAGAACTCATACAAGTTTAACGGGAACATCCACGCATCACACGTCAACCTGGGTGGTTCATTGTCGGCTGGTTCTTATCAGTCAAGCATTACTGTCGTTGGATTGTCGATTGCAAACATACTGGTGGACACTCACGGCGGTGTTCACTGCGGCTCTTCGATCACTGGTTTGGTTGATGTGCTAGAACCTGCCGGATACACGGGAACTAAGCGCATTGATGTTGGGAACGAATCTTGGCGAGTGCCTTCACTTTCTGTAACAGTGAATGGCACTGGGCTAGAGCTAATCAAATTCAACGGCTTGCAGAATGGCACTGTTGTAGAGAACACAGACTGCAAGTTGTTTACTCTATCTGGAAATTCGACTGACTCAGTAGCTACTTTTGGTGTCGATACTCAAGAAGTTGCAATCACTGGCTGTACTGGTTCAAGCACTACGCAGATCATCAAGATTGATCAGACAAATGGCAACATGCCTACTGCGCTATCGCTTGTTGGTAACACATTCACAACTACTGGAGCATCCGGTATTGTAAGGTTTGTGTTGAATGGCAACGATTCTGCTATTGGCATGACTGGAGAAACTTACTCCATTAGCGGTGGAAGCGGCGTCATTACAGTTGATAGCCTATCTAGCGGCACACTCGCGCTAAATGCTGATGGTGTTGCAACGACCGGAGCTTACTCATTGCCGTTCTTTTACAACCCTGATGACGTGATGCTTGTTACAGAAGATAAGTTCATTTCAGTGACCAAGAATGGTTCGAGTATTTCAGACTCCACAACAACGAGCCTGTAATGATCTTTCGAGTATTTGCACATGGATGTTTGCACTTCCCGACGACTGACAATGATTACCTTGAGTGGTGCTACAAAATCATTGAGCAGTTTCAGCCGCATGTCATTGTCAATCTAGGCGATCTGTACGAGGGTTTGGCTGGCTCAAGACATTCAAGGCACAGTAACCAGAAGTGGGATGCGTTCACTGAGCATTTAGCCGTATCGAAGTATCTCCAGCGCATTGCAGAGATTTCACCGCAATCAAAGAAGGTTTGGCTTTACGGCAACCATGACGACAACTTCTTCAACCCGCACCCTGATAGAGTCCCAGAGGACATGCTACGCGCGATCTCGTGGGATACAAACAGCAAAGTCTGCGATCTATTTGCTGATTGGACTGTAGTCCCAAAGTATGCACACGGTGTTCGGTGGCATTTGGGGCAGATTTCGTTCGGTCACGGCGTCGAACTATCAAACAGCGGTGGTAAAGACGAGGCGTACAACTTTGGTACTCCAAACGGTTTAGATATTCGGGCACACACTCACAAGCCAGAACGAGTTACACAATGTCAAGAGAGAAAGGCCATACTTCCATTTTCCTTTGCAAATGTAGGCACCGGGGCAACCTGGGACGAAATGCGCTACATGGATCGAAACAACAAGCAGCTCTGGGGAAGGGGCGCGTTCGTTGGGTTTTCTAATTGCAGTGCGAACGGTAAGGAATGCTTTGCAACTAAGCAGTGGGGTGGCGACGTGTTCATGCACTCATGGGCAAACAAGATTCTCAAGACTCACTCGGTTGATGATGTACTGAATAGTGTACTTGCAGAAGAGGCATCTTTCAAAGAAAAGAACCCGAAAGCTCGGGTTCCTTCTGTAGCGGGGGTGTATGAGCAACGAGTTAAAAAGTGTTCATAGTTTGTTGCTATCTTCGATCAATTCCAAAAGTCCCCTGCGCACGCGCTCTGCATCTTCTTTCGTCGGTTGCCACAGTCCAAGTACATAGTGCCTAAAGTAGTCCACGTACAACATGGTTAGCTCTTTAGATGGGGCGCACTCGTGATTCACAACCCATCCTTCCTTGAGAACTTCCATCGACGGCATCACAGGACCAAGAGCAGGGCGCAATAGCCGATCTCGCTCTGCTGACCATTTGGCCTGCGCTTTGCTCTTAAATGAGTTTCCAAAGGCAAGTACAGCCCTGTCGTGATTGTCATCGGTCCAAGTTGTTGGACAAGAATCGCCGTCGCTCGTCACTATCCAATTAGTTTCACCGCGCTCAAACACCGGGGGCCAATCTCGTTCATTCTCCAATCCTTCAAGCTCGTTTACCAACTCACAGATTTTCTTTCTAATTTCTTCTTGTCTTGTCATGTTGCCTCAATAAGTGTTCGTAAACTTTGCAATCTTTGGTTCAAATCCAACATACACTGTACCCGTTGAACCGTTCCGATGTTTTGCAATAATGATCTCAGTTTCTTCTAGTTCTTCTTCTTTACCCGCTTCTCGCTGTGCGTAATAAGCATCGCGGTAAAGGAAAGCAACTAAATCTGCCTCTGCTTCGATAGAGCCCGACTCTCTAAGGTCTGAAAGTGTAGGACGTTTTGATGCCCTATTCTCGACCTGCCTACTCAATTGGCTAAGCGCAATCACTGGTACGTTAAGCTCTTTCGCAATACCCTTCAACGCCCTAGCAATCTCTGCTACCTCTTGTGTCCTATTCTCTGTGCGCTTATCGCTCGTCATCAACTGCAAGTAATCCACAACGATTAAAGACAGCCCATACTTCTGCTTAATTCGCCTAGCTTTTTGCCTCAGCTCGAACGGTGATAAATCGCTCTTGTCGTCAATGAAGATTGGGAGCTTGTACAGTTCATTCGTTGCTTCTGTGATCCGTGAGTGCTCGGAATGAGTCATCCCAGGACTACGCAGGATGCTTGCAGAGATTCCAGACCTACCAGCAACCATGCGCTTCATCAGTTGCAACTTGCCCATTTCAAGGCTAAACACTGCGACTGCACCCTTGCCCTGCATTGCTACGTTCGTGGCTACGTTCATCACAAAGGCAGTCTTACCCATAGCAGGTCTAGCCGCAATCACCCAAAAGTCAGTGTTGTAAAGCCCACCAGTCAGGAAGTCGAGATTCATAAACCCTGACTTGTGACCAAGGATAGGAACACCCGATTCGTAGAGCTGATCAATGTCATCAAGGAAGTCAGTCGCAACAGACTTGATTTCCTGCATCGTGTTCGACCGGGTGTTGCCATTCAGCTCAAACACCTGCTTTTCGATGTGATCAACAATCTCTTTGGGTTGCTTCTCCCCGTCGTGAGCGATCTTCACAAACTCATAGCCGAGAGATTCAACCTTGCGACGCATTGATTTTTCTTTGACGATCAACGCATAGTCTTTTGCGTGGCTCGGTGAAACGGTTAACTCTGCGACTTGCACAAGATAATCAACCCCGCCAATCGACTGCAGCTTCCCAGAATCAAGGAGTGCTGACTTCACAGTCACCAGGTCGATGCTGATGTTCAGCCTGCTCATGTCCACAATCGTTTCGTAGATCGTGCAATGACATGGCTTGTAAAAGTCACTCGCTTTCAACCCTGTGAAGATCACGTCCTCTACTGCGGATTGGTTCAGCATCATTGAGCCAAGAACGTTAATCTCGGCTTCAAGGCTATGCGGGGCTACGTATTGTTCAAGTTCCATCTTACAAGTCGCCGTCTAGTTCTAAGCGTCGCAATCGCTCTCTGTCATCTTCTCTGTCAAGCTCTTTTATCACCATCACGCGGATTGCAGTTGACCTTCCAATGCCTTTCTTTTCGATGTACTTGTTAAGCCTCGCAAGAGTCTCGTCGTCGATGTGGACTTCAATGACTTTCTTCCAGTTGCTTTTCCTTGCCATGACGGTAGTATAGCATGGTTTACGCCCGTTATAGGATGTTTTGAAACATTTTTCTGAATTCAACCGTTATATAGGTATCGGTGGCTTGGGATGGTTGCATAGCCTAACCAGTCATCTTAAATGTGGCGATTCTCATTGACTGGTCATTGATGGATCTGGCTCTTGAGAGCCTTCTCATGGCTTGGTTGAACATGAGATTGGCTGAATTCTCATTGATGGGAAACCTCCTCACTTCGGATACTGAAGGGCAGAGTTATTTGACGGTCATTTGATGCAATGGCACGTTTGCGCCATCCCTAGGTTCAAATTCTATTTGATGGGTATTTGATGGGGTTCGGGCAACTTGCCTTCATAGGTCAGGATGTCATTGAGAAGTCCGACGACAAGCTGCTCTGCATCTCGCAGTGAAGCTTCACGGGTCAACCCTGTGCCAACGACTCCGCGACCATGCCAAGGCAGTGTGAGCGCGTCTTGCTCTTCGGTGTAGAATTCGACGCACTTTGAGTTAGTCGCGTCGGCAGCAACATCGAGCGTGAACGGTCCGTATTTTGCGGAGATCTCACCAAAGAGGTCGTCTGGCGTGTACCAGTTGTTGCGCTCCATTCCTTGTAACGGTGGCTGTATTGCGTTGGTCATTGGGTTACTTGGCGTGGTGTTCGTCAAGGTCGTATTTCATTCCGTGATAGTCGCGATTGCTTCCGCATCTCCTTGATTTTCTCGTGCTCTTTGACTAGCTTGTGGAAGTCAATTGCGAATACCCTCATCGCGTGATACATTGGCAACGTGTCGTCGTGAGTTTCAGTAAGTGTCTTTACAAACGTTTCGACCGCGCCATTGGCGTACAGGTCAATAATCAACGAGGTTTGCAAAGCTCGCCATTCAGCCCGAACGTCGCCTTCGCTTTCAAGATCGAACCATTCAGGTTCAGGCAACCCAAAGAGCCCACACAACCCGTGCAGGTCTAGCTTGTTCAATCCTTGCCTAGTCACCGTCGCACCTCGTGGGTTTGTGGGTGTTCGTCAAGATCGTATTTCATCCCGTGATAGTCGCAATGGCAAACCCACTCTCGATGTGCGCGTCTTAAAAGCGTGGAGCGATCACGGTCATAAATCGGACCGATAGACATTGGACCTGGGATGTCGTAACCGAGTCGAGTTCTGAAATAGAACACGAACGCCAGGGCATCCTCGCGCCAAACCATAAACGATCCGAGAGGAAGCTCTGACCAGAGTTCCGAGTCATTGCGCGTTTTGGCTTCGGGCTTAGCTTTGCCAAATAACCTCATGGTCCCGCCTCCTTCGCCAACGCTTCAAGGAACTCAACCAGTGTGCTGATTCGGTCATCGACTACATGCTCAGCTCCATCAACCTTTACGACGCTTTCACCGAATCCTCTTTCGTACCTGTACCAGTGGAGCCAGTGGTTATCACCAATCCCGTGATATGATTCCAATTCGCGCTCGCAGGACATGGTGTAGCAGTCGAACAATTTCCATGCAGCGTCTGGGAATGGAGCTTCGATTTTTACACCGAGTTCGCGCCAACTTTCCCATGACTCATCAAGTTTCACCGCATAGCTGTACCACTCGGTAACAATATCGCTAATCGCCCTAGTCACCGTCGCACCTCATACCGCTCTTCCGTATCCTCGATTTTCGCAAGTAGTAAATCAATTATCTCCGTAGCGTATGCGTCTCGCACTAAAGAACAAAATTCGATCAAAGAGTATTCTTTATCAAGGTCAATGCCATTATTAAGCACAAAAGAACTCCTGCCCATTTCGCAAGAGCCAGTAAGCAGCTGGTGCCCTATAAACAATTCATGCCCCGTATATTTTGATGTACTCGGGTATTGCTCAAGAAATGCGTCAACACGATCTTCTGGCTCGGCATCTTCAAATTGCTTAACACGCGCATCGCGCATCGCTAGCTCAATAGAATCTCCGTGTGCAAAATGGGGCCCGATCTTTGCAACGAAGCACTTGCTGAGCGTTAGATCATCATTGATGATGAATCCTTTTGCTATATTGCCCCGGATGTTCTTAATGATTGTCGGAATACCGTCAACCATATAGATATCATCCCCGTTGAATGAAATGACGCCATAGCCATCGCCAGAGCCATCGCCATAGCCAGAGCCAGAGCCATCGCCATCGCCATAGCCAGAGCCATAGCCATAGCCAGAGCCATAGCCAGAGCCATAGCCAGAGCCATAGCCATAGCCAGAGCCATAGCCAGAGCCATCGCCATAGCCAGAGCCATAGCCAGAGCCATAGCCATAGCCAGAGCCATCGCCATAGCCAGAGCCATCGCCATAGCCAGAGCCAGAGCCATAGCCAGAAATAAGGAATCGTTCTACTTCGCTCTTTTCCATTCTGGCATTGCCTCAATTCGCGCCTTTGCTGACTCTGTGACGGGGATAATTTGGATTGCTCCTGCAACCTCCATTGCTGGAACACTTACTGTCCAACGGTTGTTTCCTCCACTGGCTTGAGGGCCATTGACTGCAAGTTCCTCCACTGCGCAAGCTCCATCCCACCCATGCGCTTTTCGAGCATTGGCAATGAGTAAAGTTGTGCCAGACGGTAAATCTTTGCGCTCGATGACTTGAGCGTAAAACACTCCAGCGCGGTCGCATCGAATGATAAAGTACTGTTCGTTGTTTGTGTTCATAGTTTTCCCTTAGTTGTTGTTTTCAGTTTGTTGATACCGATCTTCCGTATCGTCAATCTTCGCAAGCGTGATCTCGGTCGGGTTCGTGATTTGGAGTGACTTCTCAAGCGATACCAGTGCCATTTGAACGTCTGCGCACCCATCCGTACTCACACCAGCTTGCTCGAACGCGCTAATCGCCCATTCGGGTAGGTTGTTATTGCTCATTGGGTTCCTCCTTTTACTTCCCAAAGTGCATTGTCGAACCAAATACCTTCCATGTCTGCTCCGGCAGTCGCGGTGTCTGCATATTGACGGAACACCCTGCACTCGGTCGAAGATCGGTTTCCCAGCAGGTCGGCTTCGGAATTCAGCCGGAACGCAAGACGGCGCAATAGCACTCGCAATGCTTCGCGTTGCTCCATAAGTTGCTCGTAGGTAAGAACATGCCCATCGCCATTGACGACAACCTTAGGTGTGCCATTTTCACTCACCTTGCCACCCCATCGTAATTGCCCATGCTCACGTATGGGTCGCGTTTGTCATTGCCTTGGCAACTCAGTGCCACGCCATAGAACAGAATCCCAACGAACAGGCCGATCAATAGTTCGCGCCAAGGTCGGGCGAGCTGGTACTTGCGTTGGCTGACTCGGTGACTGATGCGCTGGCGCAGATCGCGCGGTCGATTGGTCACGTCTTGCGGGGTCATTGTTGAACCTCCTCGGTGTCTGCAAATGGGTCGTACAAAGCATCTTCTGCGGCTTTTGCTTTATCGTAAGCCTCAAGCACTCGGTCGGCGTAGCTGTAGTCGAAC